GCTGGTGCTGGCTTTTGCCAAGCTGCCAATCATGTGACTCAACCCCAAGCCATAAAACCCTAGACCGGGTAAGAACTTGTACTGCACAAAATAATTGAGTTTCTGCTTGAGCGGATCTTGCTCGAGATAATTTCTTCTAATCGACAGGATTTTTTGACTGGCCTCATCGACTGTAACGATGTAGGGCAGCTTCAACCCGGTTGGCTGACCTTGCGCATCGAGATCCTCATACCCTTTCAAATCAAGGATAGTGTGAACCTCGTAGACCGTGCGGTCTCGATTCTCCTTGTAAGAGGGCGACATTCCCTCGATCGAATCTATCTCTTCATCTATTTCATCTTTGTCAGCGATGTACTGATCACCTTTCAGCTCGATGTCAGCATAAAACCCGCTGAGCTGTTGTTTGCGTATTTCGTTCTTGCTCATCGACAAGACGTGAGTCACGCGCTCTGCAGAGGTCAAATCTGATGCCTCGTAAGGGACAATAAGATCCTGAGGCTCGATGAATTTCGACATGGCACGGCTCAGAGCTGTATCGAAATAGACTTTCTTGAATGCTGAGCCAGCGAGAGGCAAATAAAACAACAGCATATCCATTTCTGGATCGTATTCTTGCATCACGTTCATGATGTAAAAATTCATAAACTCAGTAACACGATCAGCCTGCGCCTCAACCTCCGGCGTTCTAGCGCCGACGATTTCTGTTTTGACCGGGCCCTTTGCAGGCAGCATTTCTTTATATGCGCTCGCCTGAAACTGAGTCACTGCCTCCGCAAGGATCGGGTGAATGACGCCCGTCGATCCTTGGAAGGGATTGGATCTGTTTTCATCGAACTTCATGCCCAAGTATTTCAGGCCATCGACGTAAGTCTTCTCCCACTCACTCCTGCTTTCTTTGTCCGCTTTGATCGAGGAGAGCACATCGCTCGCCAGACTCATGAGCTCTGAGCGGTCAATGTCCTCGACGAGGTTCGCGTCGAAAGGGAGCATCGGAGCTGGTGGGGCTGCGTTGATTTCGTCGTCAACCAAGATTTCGCTCTCGGTAATCAAAATCTCCGCCGCTTCTCGAATTTGGTCTTGCCGAGACGGTTCAGGGATTATCTCGAACTCTTGGCCCAAAGTGATCACATCTGGATCATCCGCGGTGCCTGCAAGCTGCTCTTTTCGTTCAATCGCCATTAGTAATAAACCTGTCTTTGCCTTTCAAGCGGACGTATCTCAGTCGGATAATCATCTTCTAAAGACAAAAATCCTCCTTGTCGAAACCGCATGAGCGCCATCGTCGCACTGTCGCAATAATCGTCGTGGTCGCCGTAAGGGAAGGATGCCATCTCTTCGATAACCTCTTCTGCAAACGGCGCGTCTGGCGCCCACACCATACCGCTCTCGAAAATCGGAGCGACGCTGTTCATTCTAGCGATCTTATCTTGGCCCCGCGATGGTGTATATGCCGTAACAGGTATGCCCATGCGCCTGAGCTCTTGAGTCAGCGGTGTGCCACTCGCTTTCGCTTCAATCAAAATACAATCGGGTTCCCAATACTTGTACTCCTCCCATGCCAGCTTTTTGAGCTCGGGAAAGTCCAGTCGCACGCGCTTCGCATCGAGCAGAATAATTTGTTCTGAACTGCCGGACTCTGGATCGAATACAGCCCATGTCGTGATGGCGGAGTAGTCCGCGGTTTCTTTTTTGCTGAACGCGGTGTCGTAGCTTTGGATTACATAAGTGTAATGCGGCACCGCCTCGGGCTCCCAAGTGCGCCACCACTCGCGTTTGACGATTGAGCCCTCCTCCGCGGTAGGGTTCTGCATCCATTGGCTATTCCATTTAGCTATCGGCAGCGAAGCTTTTACCGACAGAAGCTCCTCTTTTCGCCAGTACTCTGGCCACAACGGTTCGTTCGACTCGGGCATAATTGCTGGGAACTCGACAATATCCCACTGATCTGCGTGATCATCGCCCTGCTTTTTCAGCACTTTGCCAACGAGATCTTTCGTAGACCATCTAGTCATCACGATCACGATGATGCCGCCCGGTTGCAATCGCTGTCTCGGGCCAGAGGTGTACCACTCGTAAACCGAATCCATGGCCGTTGGGCTTAATGCGTCTTGTTCTGACACTGGGTCGTCAATGATTAACAGATCGGCACCACGGCCAGTGATAGCGCCACCAACGCCAGCATAGAAACTTTCGCCGCCGCCATTCGTTGTCCATCTCCCCGCTGATTTGTTGTCTGCTTCGAGTTTGAGGTCGGGGAAAACTTCTTGATATTCATCTGAGTCAATTATGTTCCGCACCCTTCGGCCGAATCTCACGGCCAGCTCTGCAGTGTGCGTTGTTTGTATTATTTTTAGGTTTGAGCGTAACCCCATCATCCAAGCCGGGAAGAATGTACTTGCGAACTCTGACTTGGTATGACGCGGAGGAAGACACACAATCAACCGTTTCAGCTTGCCTTGTGCGATTTTGTTGAACTTGTCGCCGATAATTTTATGGTGCCTGCCCTGAACAAAATCGGGCCACTGGCTTTTGACAAATGTGATGAAGTCAGCCTGACACTCATCTTGCTTTTCTATTTGCTTGTATCGTTGTAAAAGGGCTACGGCCTCTTGCTGCTCTTGAGCGGACAGAATGTCAAAGTCTTTCAGCGACAGTTCAGACATTTTCCCAAGGCTCACCCTTAAAGAGCAAAGCTTCCGCCTCTCGGCGCCTCACGAGGCCATCCAAAACCTTGCCGCCAGCTCGATTCCAGCGCCTGATTTGGTGAGGAGCGTCCTCGTAATTGCTTTCGTTCAACCGCTTGAGCAGAGTCGAATCTTTGAGATTGGTTGGCCCTAAATTATATGTCCAAGCCACAAGAGCATCGAACTGATTTTGTGTCAGATCCACATGCACAAGATCGTTCACATAGCCTTCGAATTCTTGCAGGTCTTCGGCAAGCATCGACTCAGCCTCTTCGGCGGTGCAAGTGTCGCCCTCTGAGACATCAGATGTGTGCCCGTAACCGAGCGTCCAAACGTCAGCCGAGCACTGGTATGCCTCAAGCTCGCAGCCTTCGAACTTCTTGATTAGGGCAACACCCTCGCTACTCGTCACTCGCATTACTTGTTGATACCTCTTGTTTTCTCGAACGTGCGGAGCGAGCCAAGCCCTAAGAGGCCACCCAGAACGGTAAGAAGCGCAGACATATCGAACTCAGGTAGATCCGGCACCTCTGCACCCGCGTAAGTAAACGCGAACACAAGCAGACTCTGAATCACAAAGTGCCAAGCAAAAGCTATCGCACAAACCCAGCCGACTAACGGCCTCCAAGAGCTTTGGAACCAATTTCCTTTGGCCTCGATCTTGTTAACCTCGATTTGGGCAAGCGCGTTCGCCGCGGCTTGTTTGTCAGCAAGCGTACTGATTTCATGAGCAAGGAGATTTTTCTGATCCTTGTCTTCTATGAACTTATCTAACAGTCCCGTTACGGGGCCGACCAAAGATGCAACAATACTCATTTTCCGTTTTTACCTCTTGTTGCCCATGCGCTCGCGGAAAAGTACGCCGCCACGAGGGCACTAATGGCCACAAAATACACGCTCGCGATCTCGGAGAGAATCGACGCGGCTTTGTCTAGGCCGATAAAACTACACACCACGATCAACGTGGGGTATAGCAACATTCCCCACAAAGCGAACCAAGCCATTCCTCGTTGCGCGTCTGCCTTTTCGCTGGATAGCTTCAGCTCCTCTAATTGACGCGAGAGTTCCAGTTCTTCATCCGACACGATACCGTCGTTATTTTTATCGAATTTACTATACTCCGAATATGGCTCAAGCTGCTTCTGTGCCATTTCTAATCCCAGAACTTCGTGTTAGGCGGCGCATACTTCGGGATGCAATATGCGGTCACATTTTGTTGTGATGACATTCTATTATCCTGCACCATTTTATACTGCCCCGATTCGATCATATGTGCGAAAAAATTGCAGCGATCGACCGTGCGAAAAAAAAATCGTTCATCGAGGGGCGCGTTGTCTACCACGACAACAAGCAAGAAAGCCATGATCATCAGATGTTTAACCAGTAAGTAGCGGCAAACAAAAACGTCGGCCCGGCTATACCGCTGATTAGGAGTGTCCAAAGAATTTTTTCCAATAGACTCACCCAAAAGCCTTAATCACCAAGGCGAACAAGCCTATACAAATCCCCCCGCCGATAATTAGAGTGAGCAGGCCGACTGCGATCTGCTGTTGCAATTTCTCTCTCTGCCTCTTTTTTTTCGCCATGAGTGCTTGGTGCTCCCTATGCTTTCGCCTGTTTTCGGCGACCATTTGGTCATATTGCTCGAGCAAACGTGAATCCATGACGAGCATTATATTCCGTAAATCGGTCTCGTATCGCTCCTGTGACCTGCGCAACATAGAGAGCTTTAAGATATCGCCGTTACTTAAGGGTCGGAACCCGGTGGCCCTAGATTGTTGGAATTCGTTTAGCCCAGATCCGAAATCTGCGATGAGACCCATGGCGGATTCGAGAGAAGCTCGGCCCTCGTTCACTGCGGCCACCGTCTCTGATATTTGTTTGAGAATGAGACTGGCTGCTGCGACGCTTTCAATAATCAAAATCGCGCCTAATACAAATTGTTAGTTGATAAATTGCGGCAAAGCAACAGCCACTATGACCGTGACGTAAACCCCCCAAATCATCGACTCGAGACGATCAAATCGTTTGCTGCCGGACTCTAGCCGCTTCTCTATAGCCTCATAGCGAATGGCACACTGTTTTTCGTGGGCGTTGACTTCGTTCAATGCTTGTTCGGCCTTGTCAGTCATACCGATACGTTCACTCGTT